GTGGTTCTAATGTTTGACGAAGATGAACAGGGACGCAAAGCCTCTGAAGAAGTTAGTCATCTACTGCCAGCAGGTAAGACTAAGATAGCTCGCCTTCCTATGAAGGACGCTAACGAGTTGTTAATGGCTAAGCGCATGAACGACATTGTTCGTGCTATGTGGGACGCTAAGCCGTGGAAGCCTGATGCGATTACAGATGGCGTTGACCTGTATGAAAGGCTTACCACTCCCAAGGACAATCAGTCCATTGATTACCCATTCAAAGGGTTGAACCGTCTTACACACGGACTTCGCCGTGGAGAGATTGTAACCTTTGCCGCTGGCTCTGGAGTAGGCAAGTCACATCTCTGTAAGATTATTGCACACAACCTTCTCAAGACTGACCACAAGGTCGGCTACATCGCCCTTGAGGAATCCCTTGAGCGCACTGCTAACTCCATTATCGGCTTAGAGATGCAGAAGCTTATACATCTCGACCCAGAGTTCCAAGCTACCGACGAATACAACGAAGCCTTCAAAGCTACCATCGGTTCTGGACGTTGCTTCCTATACGACCACTGGGGTTCTATGGAGAGCGACAACCTACTCGGACACATTCGCTATATGGCTAAGGTCATGGACGTAGAGTACGTGGTTCTCGACCACCTCAGTATCATCGTTTCTGGTTTAGGAGATGGCGATGAACGTAGGTTGATTGACAACACTATGACCAAGCTTCGTAGTTTAGTCGAAGAGACCAACATTGGAATGATTCTAGTTAGCCACCTCAAGCGTCCAGAAGGTAAAGGACACGAGGAAGGCGCAAGCACTAGCCTAGCACAACTCCGTGGCTCAGCCGCTATCGCACAGCTCTCTGACATTTGTTGTGGGCTTGAGCGTAACGGGCAGTGTCCAGACAACAAGAACAAGACAATCGTTCGCGTTCTTAAGAATAGATTCTCTGGGGAAACGGGCATTGCCTGTGCCCTCAACTACGACCCAACTACTGGCTTAATGGCTGAAGAACATTACTGCGAGAACCCCTTCTAATATATGAAATATTGCTCAAACTTCCGTCACGACCTTGAAGTAGGACAAATAGCTGAGAAAGAGATAGGTGCATTGCTATCTGATAAAAAAATAGAGATTAAAAAAGATATGCTTGCCAAGAAGACGGGCAATGTTTTTGTTGAGTATATGTCCAGAGGTAAAGTCTCTGGCATCGACCGTTCCGAAGCGGATTATTACTGCTTCGTTGTAGAAAACCTAATCATCTTCATTCCGACTGTAGACCTCAAAGAACTTATTGAGCCCCTCAAGAAAACAAAGAGGGACGTCAGAGGAGGAGACAATAACACATCACGGGGCATCCTGCTCCCACTAACCACACTGATACCGACCGATGAAAAACTTAGCTGATGAAGCCATAATTTTTGATAATTGTGATGATGCAATTATCGGTGAAGATAACAGGGGTTACTTGGTCTATTCCTACGCAAAACTTATCAAGGTCTTTATGTCGCAAGGCATGACAGATGAGGAAGCAGAGGAATGGATTGACTACAACGTCGCAGGAGTAATGCCACAACACTACACTATAAATTATGAAACCACTCACACAACAAATGAATAGCATAGCATTTTTCGATATAGAAACGAACGCCATTGAAGATTGGACAAAGCTGTCCGACCTTGAGACCGTTCATTGTATCGCCATACACGATGACACAGGGACGATTGCGTTCTCTGGTGACTCCGTAATCAAGGGACTTGAACGCCTACAGAAGTACGACGCCATTGTCGGACACAACTCTATCGGCTTTGACTACCCAGCCTTGTACAAGAAGTATGGCTTCCAGCACCCTATGGTTTTGGACACAGCAGTCATGGCTCGTTGTATATTCCCTGACATCCGCGCTACTGATTACCAACGCGAAGAGTTCCCTAAAGAGCTTTGTGGCTCACATAGTCTGAAGGCTTGGGGTAAACGCATAGGTGTATTTAAGGACGACCACGGTGAGACCGAGGACTGGACTACATGTACTCCAGAGATGATTGAGTATTGCAAGCAAGACACCTATGTGACCTACCGCTTGTATGCCCACTTTCTAAAAAAGAATCCTGACGTTCGTATGCTTACGCTAGAACACAAGTTCGCTAAGCTTATGCGTAGGCAGGAGTGGAATGGTTTTCCGTTCGACATCAAAGCGGCTGAGAAGCTTACCTCTGACCTTATGGTTCGCCGTGCGGAACTAGGTGATGACCTCGCTAAGTCTTTTGGGTCTAGTGTGGAGCTAATGAAAAGCCACTGGTGGATAGCTCCTAACGGAGAACAAGCAAAGACAAAGAAGGAGCTTGTTGAGTCTGGATGGAAGCCCAAGGAAATCATCAAAGGCCCACACCGCACTAAAGAGATTCCCTTTAATCCTAACTCCCGTGACCAGATATGTGAGCGGTTGATGGCTGAAGGATGGAAGCCTGACGCCTATGAGGGCAAGCGTCCTAAGATTGATGAGCCTGTATTGAGAGAGATAGGTACTCCTAACGCCCTCAAGCTGTTAGAGTATCTGCTTGTATCCAAACGTCTAGGACAGGTAGCGGAGGGCAACCAAGCGTGGCTCAAGCTATATAACGATGGACGCATACACGGACGGGTAAACACCAACGGTGCTATCTCTGGTCGCTGTACACACTCACAACCTAACGTGGCTCAAGTGCCAGCAGGACGCGCTCCTTATGGTAAAGAGTGTCGGTCTTGTTTTACTGCTCCAGAAGGTAAGGTGCTTGTTGGTGCTGATGCCTCTGGCTTAGAACTACGTTGCCTTGCTCACTACCTGCACGGCTGGGACAGCGGAGCTTACGCCAAGGAAATCCTTACAGGGGACATACACTCTGCTAACCAGAAAGCGGCAGGTCTAGAAACCCGTGACCAAGCTAAGACATTCATCTATGCCTTCCTCTACGGAGCAGGCGATGCCAAGATAGGCTCCATTGTTGGTGGCTCATCTAAGCAAGGTAAACAACTTAAGAAATCTTTCATGTCCAAAACTCCTGCTATCCGTCACCTCTCTGAGGCAGTGGCTAACAAGGTACAACAGACAAACCAACTTACAGGTCTGGATGGACGTGAACTACCGTGTCGCTCTGCACACTCTGCACTTAACCTGTTGTTACAATCAGCAGGTGCAGTTGTGATGAAGCAGGCACTCGTTGAGTTCGCTGAGACGGCAACTCAACCCTACGAACTACATGGCAATATCCACGACGAAGTTCAGTTTAGCTGTGACCAAGCTGACGCTGATGCTCTTGGAAGTTGTTTTGTAGAGGCACTCGCCAAGGCAGGTAAAACCCTTGGTTTCAAATGTCCATTAGACGGAGAGTATTCCGTTGGGGCTAACTGGTCAGAAACACACTAACACAAGCGTGAACACAACACTAATACACGGAGATTGCGTGGAAGAAATGACAAAGATGCAGGAAGGCATTGTAGACCTTACGGTTACATCGCCCCCTTACGACAACCTACGAACCTACGAGGGAAGTCTTCAATGGAATGAAGGCATCTGGAAGCAGGTAATAAAGAACTTATATCAGGTGACCAAGAAAGGCGGTGCTGTGGTTTGGGTGGTAGGCGATGCTACAATCAATGGAAGCGAGACTGGCACGAGTTTTAAGCAAGCTTTATATGCTATGGAGTGTGGGTTTAACCTGCATGATACTATGATATATAAAAGACACTCTATGCCAAATTCTGCTCAAAGATACTCTCAAGACTTTGAGTATGTCTTTGTTTTCTCAAAGTCCAAAGTTAATACATTCAATCCAATCCAAGAAGCGTGTCGTTACGCAGGGGTAGGTACGTCGCCAACATCCAGAGATATTAACGGAAACCTCATAAGCAAAGGCAGGAGAGTAATCAAAGATACAAAGAAAAAAGGCAATGTTTGGACATACTCAGCAGGCGCAGGAAAATCTACAAAAGATAAGATTGCCCACGCTCACCCTGCGATATTTCCAGAACAGCTATTACAAGACCATATCATCTCTTGGAGCAACGAAGGCGACCTAGTGTTCGACCCTTTTCTTGGTTCTGGCACTACAGCCAAAATAGCTAAGAAACTTAACCGCAACTTCATCGGCATTGAAAAAGTCGAGGAGTATTTTGATATAGCTCAAGAGCGTATCAAAACCATTCAACCTGAACTAACACTAACATGAAAACATTATTCCTAGATGGCGATATGCTTGCCTACCGAGCCGCTTTCAGTAACGAGGTAGAGACTAAATGGGAGGACGCAGTATGGACGTTACACACGGACGTAAACGCTTCTCTCGCTTATTGTGACGACTTCATTGAGTCTATGTGTAAGAAGTTTAACACTGAGGATTACTTCGTAGTCTTTAGCCCTAAGACTAACTTCCGCTATGAACTCTTTCCTGCCTACAAAGGCAACCGTAAGAACAAGCGTAAGCCTTTAGCATTAGCCGAGTTGAATAAACAGATGTGCAAGCGTCACACGTTTATGATGCAGGACAATATGGAGGCTGACGACCTCATTGGTATTATGTGTACGCAATCTCCTAAGACCACCATTGCTCTCAGTGGTGACAAGGACTTCGCTACGCTCCCCATCACTTGGTACAATTATCTTCGTGATGAACTGACTACCCTCTCAGAAGAAGAGGCAGACAAAAACCACCTCATCCAGACATTAATGGGTGATGCAACCGATGGCTACCAAGGACTCAAAGGTGTTGGCCCTAAGACCGCTGTAAAGCTCTTAGACAAACACGGATGGGACTGGGGAGCAGTCGTTAAAATATATGAAAGCAAAGGCATGACAGAAGCGGATGCGCTCCTCACTGCTCGCCTTGCTTACATTCTTAGAAAAGACAACTTTAAAGACGGAAAAATTATATTATGGAAACCGACAAAATAAATGTAGGCGACCAGACGGTTTATATCGCTGGGCCTATGACAGGTATTGAAGAATACAACTTCCCTGCTTTCGACGCTCATTCTTTTAAATGGAAAGAAAGGGGCTTCAAAGTTATCAACCCTGCGGCATTGAGCAGAACAAAAGCCGCTGAGCTAGGTATTGAAATAGGAGAGCTATGTGTACGCGAGTGTGCGCTGATTGACCTTGTTGAGATTATATCTAAAGCCTCACACATTTATATGATGAAGGGTTGGGAGTATTCCAAAGGAGCAAAGACAGAGCACGCTCTAGCGGAGTGGCTTGGTATGACAATTCTCTACGAAGTTGAAGAGAGCGTTAAAGCTTATAACACCCACAACAAGGAGTGGTGGTTCGCTTTCCAAGCTGAGCAGTTCAAGCGTATCTCTAAGCTAACCAAGAAGAAGAATGATGACTACACTGGTGGTTCCTTCACCTCTAATCCGTTTGCTAAC